CTGCATATCAAACTGTGGCCTAACACCTTCCAATCCATGTATCTGAGCAAAGCGCTCTAAAATGCCCTGCTCAAGTAACTTTTCTTGGAAAATACTTGTGTCTGTATCAGCCCTAAACTCGCTGTATGGGCCGTTGTAGTAGGTCCATGTCACACTACCATCTGATACACTTCCAGTGGTATGCGTTGGTGCTGTGGCTCCTGTAGTGCCGCCAGCAGTAGTTACATAGTAGTTGCCGTTGTATATGCAGTAAGAGTTAGCGGCAAATACAGTTGAAGTTGTCCATGTTTTAGGAACGACTGACCGATCAGCAATATATTCAAATATAAGCACATCGCCTGAACTACCAGGAGTCGGGCTGATAAATACTTCGTTATTGCTTAGTCCTCTAATCTGAAAGCGCTGGTAAATAGTAGGCATCAGTCCATAGCCCTGAAGCTGAGCATAGTCTTGCTCAGAGATAGGGCCAAGGACACGCCACCTAGTACTTTGATTCCAGAACGTTTCGTATTGATAGTTAGAAAAAGCCGCCGGTAGAGGATAGCTTGACTGTCCTGCTACCAGCGTTATTGAGCCAGCGGCGTAGCACTTTGGCCAAGGATACGCCTCAAAGATGTCACGATTTATACGTTGAGCTATCGCTAGAAGCTGTTTAGTTGTCGTTTCTGTAGAGGTAAAAATATTAGACTCTACGGTGTAGCCAGCTTCGTTAGCGACATTCTGTATAACCGTAGCTATGCTCATACTCTTCTTGGTCTACCCCTTAGCCTTGGCGTTGCTGTTGGCTCATCATCTAACGGGTCAGATGTACGCTCATCACGCAAGTCTGTACCCTCGTTAGCCTCAATACGCTGCATAAGAAGCTCCAACTTCTCTTCTAGCTTTGCGTACTTTGTCTGATACTGCTCCAACTGAACGCGCAACTTAGCCACATCGTTCTGGTCAGAATTAGCAGCAGCCAGCCACTCTTTAGCCATCTTTACAAACTTGGATAGTGTTCCTAATTTGCGCTTAGCATCTTCTGTTGCATTGGCCACCTGCTCTACTGTCTTAAAGCCAAGGTACTGAAATTCACGCATAGCGGAACCATTCATCATTGGCCACTCAGCAAGTGGAGTACCCTCAGTTACAGGCTCAGAACCAGCTTTAAAAGCCTGGTATTTCTCTGGGTACTCTTGAATATCCTGCGGCTCAATACGCCTTACGGTAGTATCGCCACCTGGAACTTGAATGCTAATAGACGGAATCTCATCAAATATAGGGCGGCCTTCCTTTAACGACTTTTCTTCGTTCTCGTTGTAAGCATAGAAAAACTGTACGTTCATTCCAGCATAGCGCTTTTTCTGCTGCTGCTGGCCTGACATTATGCTCCCCCAGTCTACTTGTGCCATAATTATCTCCTTAAATAGGCGTTATTGCCTAAGCAATTCCTATAGAGTAGCACAAGGTTAAACTTCCATCATTACTTAATCCAGTAAAGGTAAACGAGCTTCCTGAAGCAACATTGTCCCTTACCGCTACGATTTCTAATCCTGATGACTGATAGGTTGTCCAGCCGGAGGGAATAGTAACCCCTCCAAAACTGCCAGATCCGTTATTGCTGTATCCCATAGCAACAATGGTACTGCTTGCGGCAAGACCTGTTAGGCTATTCCAAGCTGAACCAGAAGTTACGCTAATTACTAAATTAGCTATATCAACGTTTCTAAGAACCAAACATCCTATAGACTGAGCTAATGAACCAATGAGACCAGATTCAGTTCCAGCAGCTACTTTATAAGCTAAATTATAGTTTACGCCTCCAGAAGATCCTGCCGTTGAGGATGTAAAATCCATAGCAACGACAATAAGACCAGTGCTTGATAATGCAGTAAGTATAATATCACCGGACTGAATCCCATCAGGATAGTCTCCGTCATTAGAAGAGGCTATTACATTAGGATTAGGCGTAGTACCCCCACCACCGGCGTTTATAGCCTGAGCAGATACGCAGGATGGAGATACGCCAATAAACATTAGTAAAAAGCTACAATATTCGTTGCAGTAGAAGCGGCCATTACCTTTCTTGCAAAAATAGGAAGTAACGTCCCTGCTGGTACTGTTAATGAAACGGAGGCCGTATCGTTACAGGCTATAGCAACGACCGTTCCTGCACCGCCTACCCACAAAGCTCTAACGCCCACTAGCTCTGTTGCATCGCTAGGAGTTACAGCGGTTAGCTTATAAGCTGAAAACATCGCTCCTGGGTTACTTGGGGTAAAATCTGGCATAAATCACCTAAAAAATTGGGGGGATTGCTCCCCCCTTACAATTACGCTTCCTTAGCTAGGACAAATACTAGCCAGTTAGTGCTAGTTTGTCTTACAGCTATGTTACCAGCCGCAGCCGCTATTGTTACAGCAGCTCCAGCAGTACCGCCGTTAATTGTTCCGGTTGCATCTACAGGAAACAAGTTAAGAGCGTTAGCTCCGTTGTTCTGTACAAATACAATCGATCCAATCGGCGCATCGGGAAGTTTAACTCCTGTACTTGCCGCAGTAGTACCAACAACATTGACAAAAGCAGCAAGAGCTAAGGCGTCGCCTATAGCACTTCCTGTTGCTGTTAGTGTTCCACTCGCTGAACGAGTTGGCGCACTTGAAATTGTCTCTGAGCTGATAACCGCTGCATGTTCTGGAGGCATCCCCAAACCAATTAAATCAGTTACTAATGGCATAAATCCTCACAAAAAGGGGGGTATTGCTACCCCCATTTAGGTTAGTTCACTTTCAAGTGACCAACCGACGCAAGCTCAACGGCAGCCGCAGGAGTTGTCGACGCAACTCCAACAACGTAAGAGATCTTAGTTGTTGAGGCATCATCAGCTACACCAGCAGTTGCAGTAGTATTAAGGTTGTTCTTAGCAACGTAGCTTGCAGCTACCTTGCCTCGAATCCCTGAACCTACTCCACCACCACGAAGCCCGCCAACCCATATCCAAACGTACTCGTTATCAGCAACGGCTATTTGAGCCACGCCAATAAGAAGCCCCTGAGAGCCAGCGTTTGTAGTTGTCAGCATAGCAGCCTGACCATCAGCCTCGATTTTCACGAAACCGTACTGGTCAATAGCTCCATCAGCCTGAACAAATACGAAGTCACCCTCTACTAGCGAACCCTTAGCACCTACCGGAACCGGTAATGGCAAAGTGTCTGCTGTAAAAGTTTTCTTATAATTAACACCAAATACTGCAACCTGTGACATATTCCAATCCTCCTAATTAAGCGTAAATTACACCCTGGAGAGCCGGAGCTGAACAGCAGAGGTTTCCTTCAACGATAATTACGGTGAAGAAAGCATCCTGATCAATCGGACGATCCATAGTTGGTGTTAGCGGCTTAAAGTCAGCGCCTCGAACCATATCGAATGTCCAATACTTAGTATTGAGCAATCGGCATGAATTCGACTCAAGAACTGACGATCCGTATCCACCATCGAACACGAAATCGCATCCGTCATAGCTAAGAACACGGAAACCAGCTACAGCCTTCTTTGTAGGAAGCTGAATACGCTGAATTGCAGTTAGTGAGCTATGGAGGTGCTTCCAAGCTGTACGATCCATGAGACCAAGGTCCGGTGCTTCAGAGCCACGAGTTAGGCGGCTGATAACATCGGTTATGTTCTCCTGTACGTTTGCAGCGGTTAGAGTTACGTTTGTAGCGTAGTTTCTAGCCCAAAGGTTGGATCCACGATCAATTCCACCGTAAGTACCAGAAGACGGCGAAGTTGAAACGGCTTTCTTAACACCGTCAAACTCTAGTCCACCAGCACCAGTACCATCGCCACGAAGGGAGGTGGATACTGTGTTCTTCAATCGCTCGATAGATGCTTCCATCTTAGCCTCAGCCAAGTCAAGGAGAGCTGCCTCATCACGATTTGCACGACGCTCACGTCCGTTCATAGCAACAGGCTCATAGCACTGTTTGATCTGAAAACGGAACGCTGTAAGGTCATCAATCGAGGACAAGTCAAAAGACTGGTATCCCTGATAGAATCCACCTACTGCTGCATCGTTGTACATTACTGGCTTACGCAGCTCGTAGCCGCCGCCAATCTTCTTAATTCGTCCCTTCTCGTCTAGAGTCGAAGTAAGCGGGTTGTGGTGAAGCACCAAATCCGCTATTTCTTCTGACTGGTCCCAGAGGGTCGATACGATTGCCTCTTCTAAATTAGCCATTTTAGTTATCCCTTAAAGTTTGCGGGATAACCTTATGGCTACTCTCCTACGAATCGCCGACGTAGGTTATCCCCTAGTGATTTTGATTGCACTCTGGGAGTCCCACTACCGGTGGAGCCAGATATAGTTTTGGCAGCTTGCTTGGCCTTTTGAACGACCTGCTGCTGCTGTTGTATCGCCGGCTTTGCGGCCATTCTTTGAACGAGGCCGGAAAAAGTCGGATTGCCGTTAACAACGTAGTTGTATGCAGTCTCTAATACTTGCTCAGGGGAGGAATACCGCCCTGTGGCATTAAGAGCCTGAACAACTGGAGCCATCTCAGCTTCCAATTGCGACGCTGTTTCTGGATCCCTGAATAACGGCTTGTTACTCATAAATGAGTTTACAACCTGTTGATTGTAGTACTCAAGGGCCTTTTTTTCCTGCTCTGACTGAATCGACTTAAATCGCTCGTCAGCTATGCGTTCTGCCTCCTCTCTGGTGAGGTATTGCTGCTGCTGCTGCGGCTGATATTGCTGGCCGTATAGGTCGTCTGGATTAATTCCGTATGAGTCCAGCCAATCCAACGCCGTAGCAATAGGATCGCTTTGCATAGCTTTATCCCAAGCAACTGCTCGCCTAGCTACATCGGCAATAGAAATACCATCCCTAGCGTACTCGTCTTCGTATTGGCGAATTGTCTCGTACAAGCCAGAAGTTTGCTTTTTTAGGTGTTCGACTTCCTGCATTTTTCGGCTATAATCAGAGCGTGTCTCATAAGCCCTACGGTTTAAATAGGATTGCAAAACATGAGCATTAGCCGGAGTAGGATTCAAGAACGCTTCTTTTTCTGCGGCATTCATATCCGCAGGAGGAGCCATCAATGCAGGACTAGGTGTATTGACCTGCTCCGTAACTACGGATCGGCTATCGGACGATTGGTCTGCTTGACCAGCATCATTATCACTGCCGTTCTCATCCACAACGTTTTTAAATTGCTGTTTTAGCGACTCTCTTATAGAGATACTGGCTGGTTCACGTTCTACGGTAAGCTCAGTGTCAGATGGATTAAGGGTCTTGTTATCTTCCATTTCTATACCTATCAATTATTTGGTTGCTTAAATGCTTGGCCATACTACGAGTGGATGCGCCAGACTCTTGGTCTGGGATGTACCCCCTATCGTAGGAATCGCCAATCTCAACAGCTCCAGCAGCTTTATAGGCCGCCCGTAGCTTTGATTTACTGGTATAGACTTCCTTTGGATTTAGCGGATTGCGCGTTGGCTCCATCTCGTCTTGTATGAACAAATCACGAGCATTGGATTGAGCACGACGCTGCACTTCTTCCACAGGAACAACTTTTTCTTTAACTGGACAGTATTGAAACAATCTGTATTTTTGGCTCATTTAGTCATCCATTAGCATAAACAACATTAAAAATCTTACTTGTTTTGCTTTTTCTTCTGCTTTTAAGTTCTTTTGTTCTAGTACTTCTTCTGCTGCTCTTTTTTCTGCAAGCGCC